AATCCAACAGTTTATGATTTATCTGTTGATTATCAAGATATTGGAAAAACCAGAAGATTTTATTTATATATTAATAATAAATTAATAAAGGTAATAGATGATGTTGATCCTCTTCCAGTTTATAATAATATGGCTTTGTTTACTCGTGGTTCATCAAGACTTATGTTTGAAAATGTTTACGCACTATCTGAAAACTATTCTCAAAATACAGTCTTTAATGTAGGAAAGCCTTTAAGCCAAACTTTTGGGGACGATCAAATTGATGCTAGTGAATCATTTAGAAAGTATGCAATGAGTGGCGTAATCCAGTCCACTTATCTATCTGGAATAAGTTCTCAGCAACCACCTAAATATAATATGTATTTTGAAGAGTTTGGTACTATCATGAGAGAATGTGCTTATTTTGATATTCGTTACGATAGAGCATACCCAGCACTCTATGCACAAATGTCTCCAACATTTAATAGAATTAAAGGCTACACCACTTCAGGATTTTATGCAGACTCCTATGGTGCAGAGTTTATGATATTTAACTCCACTGACAAGGCATTAGTTCTTGACGAAACTTCAGGAAACTATCTTAGAATACAAGGCGTAACCTTTACACAAGACACAACTCAAGAACTGTCTGTAGACCAGTTTTTTAAAAAGCGTGGCAGTTTTTCTGATCCTGAACTTAAAGGAAGCACAGTCTTAGTTTCTCCACTTGTTGAAAGTGTTAAGTATGATAATATTAAACAAAGCAGAATGATATATGGAACAAATGAATTTAGCATTGATAGTTTGTATATTCAAACACAAGATGCTGCAGAATCTTTAATGGGCTGGATTATTAACAAATTAATGATTCCTAAAAAGGCGGTAGGAGTTGAAATTTTTAGCATTCCAACTTTACAATTAGGAGATATTGTAACTATTAACTATAAAGACAGTACAGGGCTAGACCTAGTTTCTTCTAGTTCTACTAGGTTTGTTATTTATAATATTGAATATAGCAGAAATCTATCAGGACCATCTATGAGAATATATATGAGTGAGGTATAAAATGGCAGATATTACACCTAATCCAGCATCACCACAGATCGTTGCTGCAACATCTTCAGCAATAACTCAAAACACAATTAAAACTGCAACTCCAGACATAATATTATTTGATGATGATTTAGTTCCTATTGAAATTATGACCGATCTAATTTTTGAAGATATAGGCGGACAAGAGTTAATAAATATTGCTAGGCGTGACACTATTAATGGGCAAAAAATTTCTTATCAGCCAATTAAAAATATGTCAGATATTGAACAAAAGTATAACCCTAATAATCTAATTAGTCTTCAGGCAACATCAGACAAATACTTTGCCAACTTTCAAATTCAACTAAAAGATAAAATTCCTACTGCGGGTACGGGTCCATATCAAACCTATGTCTATTTAATTACTAGCACTAATGATCTAGTTATTGAAACTGTAAATCTTGCAGCAGATGAACAAATAGAAGTTCAGATAGCAACAGATGGTACAATATATGAGGCGGTTTTATAATGATAACTAATACTGGAAAATCAATTTTAGGTAAATACCTATTGGGGCAAGCCCCAGCATATGCGTCATACCTTGCTGTAGGCTGTGGCAAAACACCATTAGGGTCGGGCGCAATACAAGGAGATTACTCTTCGCAAACTAATTTAGATCTAGAAATGTTTAGAGTTCCAATATCTTCTAGAGGCTTTATTAATGAATCTGGAGTTAACAAGATTGTCTTTACGGCAGAACTGCCAACAGAAGAAAGATATGAAATTTCTGAAGTTGGAATATATTCTGCAGGGTTCAATCCTTCGGCTGGACAATACGATAGTAAAACAATTTTTGCATTTGCTCAAAATGATAACTGGAATAGACATACATCAAGTTCGGTTTCTGCAATTGAAACAATTAGTTCCCCACTTGATGACCCCGAAGATGATAACATTATTGCAACTAACTCAGCAGTATTTAAAACTAATGCAGATAATTCAATTTTTTATAAACCATCTCGTGCAGAAAGATATGAAAGATGTAGATTTTTAAATAATATAATTGTTATTCGTGGCGATGAGTCTGAACTAACACTTAGTGAAGATAGCGGTCCGACACTTGATCACTTTGTTATAGAGCCTGGATCTAATCACATACACCTAGAAGGTGTTAATGTTGACTTATCTGAAAACGCACCAACAGATGAATTAAGGTTAGCATTTTCTTTAATTAGTAAAGACGGAGATTCAGCAGCAGTTCCAGAAACAGTAAGAGTGTTAGTAGACTTTGCATCTTCTGATGTTGGATCAGGAGAGTATGCAAGGTTTGAAGCAGAACTGGTTCATGGAGTAGGCGGAATTAATTTTGCTACAAACAGATACTTTGTTGTATCTAAACAAAAACAAGAACTGTTTACAAGTGCTAACTTTACCTGGAATGATGTAAATGTAGTTAAAATATATGTATCTATTTTAGATGATTCAAGCGGTCCAACGCCAACTCCTTCTGATCAATACTATATTGCATTAGATGCTATGAGGCTGGAAAATATTGCAACAACAAACCCATTATATGGTTTAGTTGGATACTCTGTTATACAAACAACTGATGCCGAAACAATTGTAAAGTCTCCTAATACAAGTAACTACATTGAGTTTAGATTTTCTATAGGGGTAACTTCGGGGGTAGAATCTTAATGACTGAAGTAATTAAAAAAGTTATTATTAAAAATAAAACTTTGCCTCCTGTTACTTTTGATGACAACTCTTTATTTTATTCAATTAGATACAGGGTAATATCTGAAGATAAAAACCGAGTTTCTCAATGGTCTCCAACATATAAACTACAAGCCCCAACTACTACTAGCGCTGGCTTGCCATATGACGGAGCAGTCAATCCCGAAAGATTTCATATAAATGTTGTTGGAAATACTATCAATGCTGTATGGTCATTTAAACCAATAGCACAAAATCCTACAGATTTAGAAAAAATATTTGCAGAAACAGCAAGTTTTGATGTTTGGACAAGGTGGAATCCAAACGCTAGTCCTAGTAATGTTGGATGGACAGCGTGGGAAAAAGTTTCTACTGTTAGCACTAACTCATTTTCTACATTAAAAAAAACAACAGGAAGCCCATTACAGGTTCAAATAGCAGTTCAAATACCAACTAATGTAAAGGTAAGAGATGACAGACTTACACTTTTTATTGGAAAGTCTAGCGTTTAAAAGGAGAATATATGGCACAGATACCATTACCAGAAAGAGGCCAGCCACTAGATGTTACATACATCTATGAGTTAGCCCAAGCAATCAATAGCATATCTAATCAAGTTACTTCTGCAACCTATAACTACACCAGTATAGATGCAGGAACTGGGGCACCTCAAAATGTTAAAACTTCAGAAGCAAGGTTTGTTGGTGGGTATAAACAAGTAACTAATAATACAAACGTAAACGCAGGAGAAGAAAAAAGCGATTCATACACTTTCTCCGAGTTTAAATATCCTCCAGTTGTTACTGCAACTATTTCCAACATTAGTGGTACTGCTGCAGGTACAGATGCTACTGTTATTTTAAAATCTGTTACAACTTCAAAAGTTGATTTTGTTGTAAGATTCAATACTGGTGGAGTTGCCTCCGTTGGAGTTAATCTTATTGCCATCGGCGTTACTAACTAAATAAGGAGATAAGATTGATTCATTGTATAAAGTGTAAAGGTAGAATGTTTATAGATCGACAATTTTCTAATGTTGATCACCTAGAAACATTTTGTATTATATGCGGAAATCGAAAGTTTTATCATCCAGTTACTGAAAGTCAGGAAGGAAAATGGTTACTACAAAAGGAAAGATTCAGAGCGAAGAGTACAATCGTGAACCTGTAATAAAAGGAAACCAAAAGATTTGGTTCTTAAACGGAGACTTGGTTAGACTTTATCATAGTTCTAGATCAACTGGCATGGTAACTGTTTATAACATTACAAAAGATCAATTAGAAACATGCCTAAGATCTGATTTTAGAAAAAATAGACAACGAGCATATACTGTAGCAGAAACTGCTAAACTTGTCAATAGGCACAGAAAGTATATTCCAGATCTAATTAAACGAGGAATGATTCCTCCTCCAGTAGGATCTCAAATTGATGGCAAGCGTGGGTGGCAAATTAGAGCATACTATTCTGAAGATCATGTAAAAGAAATTCGTGCTATACTTGCAAGTATACATATTGGACAACCAAGAAAAGATAAGTTAATAACAAATAACATGACTCCAACAAGCCAAGAGTTGACACGGCGAATGGGGGACGGTATACTTACATATACGAAGACAGAAGATGGAAGATTTATACCAGTTTGGTCTGAAAGTATTTAAAATATGAAATGGGTGGAAAATGGAAAACGATTTAACTAAAGTAAACGTAACGCTTGGATATACTCTTAACCTGGGCAATTTCCAGTCTCTAAGACTTGATCTAGGCGTTGTAGATAGTGCACGCAATGGTGAAACAGTAGATCAGGCATTTGAGCGTGTCTACAAGTTTGTTGAGGATAAACTAACCTCCAAGATTAAAGAAGCACAAGAAGAAGCCTCAGAAGCATAGTGGCTGATCGCAAAGACCGAATGGCTTTGCTCAGCAGATTTAACAAACTATATCTGCAAAGATATGAGCAAAAGTCTAACATGAATCTTAATGTTGAGCAATGGTCTTCAGATGCACTGATTGAGTCATATGGAATATCTCAGTGCTATGATCTTCTTGATTATTATTTTTCTATTGCTCAAGATCCTAGTTGGAATTACTTTGCATACAATACAGAAAAAATTATAAACGGTAAAGCAGAAGTAGAGCAAGATAAAAAAGATAGACAAGAACGCAGGAAATTAGCAAGGGAGTGGTTGAGTGAATAATACAGAAGCAAAGGTTATCTCTGCAGTATTACAAGATAAACAAATACATGTATTACTCCAAGCCAACATAGAAACACTTCTTAGAACACATAAAGATATTTGGAATTTTATTAGGCTTTACTCTGAAAATAATCAGGCCTTGCCCCCATCAGATTTAGTTAGAGAAAAATTTAGAGACTTTGAACCTATTCCAGAAATAGGATCAACAAAGCATCATTTAGCAGAACTGCAAACTGAATATTTAAATGATAGCCTTAAAGATATTCTTCGTAATGCAGCAGGTGAAGTTCAAAGTGGTAATGGCACAGAAGCCTTAGAGCATTTAATTACTAAAACATCAGAGTTAAAAAAGAATACAGCATCTATCAGAGACATTGATGCAACAGATCTTGAGTCTGCTGTTGCTTATTATGAAAATGTGCAGAAGCAAAATGAACTTGGTCAGGTTGGAATTAAAACTGGACTTCCTGGTTTTGACAACTACTTACCTTCTGGAATTATGCCAGGACAACTTGGTGTGTTCTTAGCGTATCCTGGAATCGGAAAATCTTGGCTTGCTTTATACTTTGCTGTTCAAGCATGGAAGCAAGGAAAGTCTCCAATGATTATTTCTCTTGAAATGTCTGAGACAGAAGTTCGTAATCGTGTTTATGCAATTATGGGTGAAGGCCTTTGGTCACATAGAAAATTATCTAATGGCGAAATTGAAATTGATATGCTTAAAAAATGGCATGCAAATAAAGTAGAGGGCCGTCCAGAGTTTCATATCATTTCTAATGATTCTGGTGGTGAGGTAACTCCTTCTGTTATCCGTGGAAAGATTGATCAATATAA